GCTCGTCGATCGGCCCGGGCAGCGTGCAGCGGGCGAACCACACCGGATACGAGGCGCCTTGGATGTTGAATCGCAACGTCGTGCTCACAAGCACGCTGCACGTCGCCCCGGCCGGAATCCTCGTTGCGTCATACGAGATAGTGAGCACGCCGCTCCCATCAGTGGTCCCGGTGCCGGTCCTGTCGATGGTAGCCAGCGTGCTCGGCGTCGCCTCAACGAACACGGCCCAGCTAACGGAAGTCGATGCCAGCGGAGACCCTGACGAATCCACCAACGTGGTTGTTAGGGATAGCGAAGACCCCCACGCAACAGCGCCGGTCGGAATTGACCCAACGATATCTGACGGGAGCACACACAACGTGACTCCAGAGTTCACCGGCGAGTAGTAGATTACCGTCGGGTAATACACGCCAACCACGTTGTAAAACATATACCCAGTTTCCGCCGCTGGGTTTCCGCTGTTCATCCACGTTCCGTTTTTGCGGAAGTAGATCTTGTTGTTCTTCAGCAGCACGCCGATGCGGTCGCCGGCGGCGCCCCACGTTACGCCGCTACCGGTCGCCGGTGACCCATACAACGCGTTTTCCGAATGGTGCAGCTTGACGTTGGTGCCGGTGTATGTCGACGCGATAGGGTCGGATGCCTGCGAGAGTCCTAGCATGGTCTTCGTCAGGTCCACACTTCCAACAAGAAACTCAGCGTACACGCCACCGGTGTTGCTGGCGTTGTGCCCATTCGTTGCCCGTCCCATGGTCCAGAGGCCGCTAAATGTGTTGAGCGTGGACACCAGATTACTGCCCGACAACGTGATGTTGGCGTGCTTGTCAGTTGTGCTCCAAGTGACGGCCATAAGTTGCGCGCTCCGTAAGAGCAGAGGTCAGGGCCGGAATCGAGCCGGCCTACGTCGAATTTGCACTCCGCGGCATAGCCGCTCTGCCACCTGACCAATTATTACGGGCGGAAGATTCGGTTGGCACCGCCGTCCCAGACGATGATGATGTCGCCCCCGTTCGGAGTGATCGGCAGCCCCGTCGCGGTGTCAACGAAGACGATCGGGATGTTCTGCGTCTGGTCTCCGGAGTTGACTTCCTTGTAGATCACCAGAGCCTCTACGGCATTTCCCGCGGTGACCGACGGGAACGTCACGTCATTTGCGTCGGCCGCCCCATTGACGATCGCGAGGCCGGCCATGGTGACCGGAGACCCGCGGAAATATGGGCTGATGTAGCTCATATTCGCGACGTCCATATCGACGGTCCAGCCGCCGGCGCCGGTGTCAACAAGCGCGCACTTGAAGGTGTCGGAGGTGATGGATCCGCCGTCCGTGCCCCAGGCGACATTCTTGGCGAGAAGGGCGCGGCGGCCTTGAGTGAACAATGCATTTGACATGGTCGTGCCCTCAGAATTGGCTTGGGATGGTTACTTGCTCGGTTCGCTCGTTCCTCGAGCGAAGGTGCTTGATAGACACCGGGGGGCCGAACTTCTCTTCGAACTTCTCGGCGTGGTACGCAGCAAGCGCCGGCGCGCTCTGATCCTGATCCCGCCGCATCAGGCAAAGATGCGCGGCCCAGTGCAGCATGTAGTGCTGCCAGCGCTCGTCGATCTCTGGCGGCTGGCTGGACGTGATGTTTTCCGGGTACCGGAAGGCCTCAACCGTAACCTGCGTCGACGCCGTTGGGATCCTCGAGAGGATGATCTTCGGATCGGCCGGCGAAGATTGGTCGTGGCAGAAGTGCGTGGCCTTCCCTGTGATCTTTGACCATCCGGGCTGGTACGTGTCGAGCGACTTCACGCTTGTCCCCGTCAGCGGCAAGCCGACGGCGTCAAGAACCCGGTGTACCTTGTAGATCTCAGGATCGATGCTGTACTCGATGACGCCCGCGCGCACCGGGATTACGAACCGCTCCTTGATCAGGTCGGCGCGAAATGCCGCCTCGCGCTGGGCCAGATCGATGTTGATGTCGATCGCGGCGTCGGACCATAGTTTTGGCCCGACGCCGTCGTCATCGATCATCGCGCGCAGCTCGGCGCGCAGGCCGGACAGGTTCATTCTGGATCTTGCCCGGGGTTCAGGCGATTCCAGACGGCGTAGACGTCCTCGCGCGTGACCTTGGCGCCGACGCGCCTGGACACGACGCTGACGACGGGCAGGCCGTTCGTGGTGAACTCGCCGTCGACCTTCTCCTCGCTCATCGCGAGCAGAGCGGCTTCGATGCGGGCGGCGACTGCCGGGCTGGATGCGTTGGACGGCGGCTGGGCCTGCATCACGTCAACCGGGACGCCCTCCGGGATAGCTCCCTCGGCGACAGCGTCGCGCACCAGGAAGGCGGGAACCTCGGTCCACTTCACATTGCCTTCGGTATCGTTGCCGCCGATCATGATGACGTGGCCGTCGGTGCGGGCGACGCGCACGGGCTCTGCATTCGGACTTCGAAATTTCATGGTGGTCTCCGCTGTTTTGCTCGAGTGAAAACGAGGGGGCGGTTAAGCCCCCTCGATGGACATGGATCAGCCCTGCGTGCTGGTGGCGCGCCCGACGATCATGTAGTAGTAGTACAGCCGCACCTTGCCAGTGGTCGGCGTGCCGCCCCCGGAGGTCCACGTCACACTGAGCGCCGTCGGCGACGTATAGACGTAGCCGGTGGCCGCAAGTGCCACGCAGGCGTTGAGCGCCCGGATGTTTCCGCCCGACAAGTATCGCGTGGCGGAGCCGGAGTCGCCGACGCTCAGGACGTCGGTGCTGGTCGAATTCCACGCCTCGGTGGTCTTGGTGAAACCACCCAGCAACACGGAATTCGCCGGCATGTCGATCGCGTCGGCAGCGACGCCGGTGGCGACATCGGCGAGGTTGATGTCGACATAGCCGCTTTTCACTTCGGCTCGTGCGACGTTCTTGGTAATGCTCATGGGAAATCTCCTCGGATTCTATGGATGAGCCGGAACTGCCCGCGGACGGGGCCGGTGTTACCCGGCCCCATCAGGATCACGGACGGTACAGATCCAGCGCCAGCGCACCGAAGTCTTCGGTGGTGCCGTCGTAGATGCTGTAGAACGCCGGCTTCAGCAGGCCGAACATCTTGTCGACCGAGATGCCCTGCTGGTTGTCGTAGTCGAAGTACTTCTCGACCCACGACGGAGGACCGAGGTCCACCATGCCCAGCGCCTGCGCGCCGCAGACCATCGTGCGAACACCGTCGGTCGCGCTCGAGCCGCCCCACTTGGAGCCGCTCGCCGCGCCCTTGGTGTTGTAGACCAGCCGGTGCTCGTGAATCACGAGGCCGTCGATGGTCACGGTGCCGCCGGTGAACCACGGGCTGTTCTGGCCGTCTTTCATCGCGACGTTGGTCACCGCGCGCTGGTAGTCGGGGTCCTGCTTGAGCTTCGCCAGAGTCATCGGGTCGACGAACCAGACGTAGTACTCCTTGCCGCCTGCGATCAGCGGCTTGATGTAGTGGTCCTTGGCGTAGGCCACCACCTCGGTAACCATCTTGTAGCTGGGGACGTGGGAGCTGTCGATCGCAGCGGTATCGCCGGCAACCAAGGCCGAGCCGGTCCAGCGCACATGGCGCTTGGCGGACGGAGCGCGCACGTCGGCGGCGAAGGCCAGCGACGGGAAGGCGGTGCTGGTGCGATTCGCGCCGTTGTTCTTCTTGCTGTACGCGATGCCGGACAGCGTCAGGAACCACAGCTGGTCGATGCGATTCGCCAACCAGTAGGCCAGCTTGTCCTTGGCCTGCTCGCGGAACTTGATGACCGTCTTCTGGTCGGAGAGCTTGCCTCGGTTGCGGACCTGATGCGAGAGCTGATCGATACCGATTTCCTGGTAGAAGCTCTGCAGGGCCTCTTCGTTGCCCTCGCGCTCGTTGTCGCCAACGACGCCGTCCTCAACCAAGTCGGCGACCAACTGCATCAGGGCCTTTTCGCCCTTCTCGGTCTTCGTCAGGTCGGTGATGCGCTGGCAGACGTTGTTGTCGCCGGTGCCGGTGAAGCGGGTGCTGAAAGCCATGTCGCGTGCGGCAGACCAGACGTCACGCGACCACACGATCTTCTGTTTCGGCACGAGGGCCGCGAAGTTCGTCATGCTCATGGGGATTCTCCAAACAAAATGATTCGGGGGTTGGAGAGCGTGTCGCCGCCCTGCGCGGAAGACATGGCATTAAGGCGCCAAGAACCTGTCCGGATAACGCGCCGGCGCGCTGGGACATCCCTGTCGATGGGAAGCCGGGTCTAGTAGGTGGATGCCGGGAAGGGGAAGTTTCCCGGCATCCGGCGCCTCGGGGGAGACCAGTCTCCGAGGCATGTGTACATCACCACAGTAGATCGATTATCGCAATGCGATTAGCTGGATCGATTGCTTTACCAAGCAAGGACCGCCTGCGCCTGGGTCAAACTACCCGCGCACCCGCAGCCGCCCAGAGTTCTTTGATGTATGCCGGCGACCAACCGCGCGCTTGTGCCAGCGCTGCGAGAGTGGGGCTATCGAGGTGGTAGTAAGGCGCATAAAGCGCCTCGTTCACGATGGACCGTTGTGGTTCTGGCATCGCTTCGACCAGCGCAAGGATTGCGGGCCACTCGCCGCGCACGATCAGCTCGATACGGGCTTTGTGCGACTCGACCCGGCCCGGAACCGCTGCCGCAGCCGCATCAATCTGCGCCTGCAGCGCGTCACGCTCAGCCGTGCGCGCCACCAAATCAGCGATTGCGGTATCCCGTTCCGTAGTCAGTGCAGCGACCGAAGCCGTCAACGCTGCATTGGCAGCGAGTGCGTCCGTCAACACACCGGGTATCCAATCGCCTACGGTTTCCGGCGTAATCGGCATGAGGGAGCCATCCGAATATCTGGCAAGCGCTCCCTTGAGCACGCCAGTCCGATCATTAAACCGCAGCAGTAGCTCGTAACGCACAGGCATCGCCATGTCCTCAAGAAATTACAGCGCGGTCGGAAACCCGCCGCCAGTCTGTACCATCGGAAAACGCCGGGGTCGCGCCGCCAGACTCGTCAGAAAAGTAGGCCATCGAGCGGGGAAATAGCGCCGCCGATGGCGCCGTTGCAACGGTATAGGTCGGCAATCCTACCGGGGCTGAAAATTGGGACGCACCAGCAACGAGCAGCCGCCCACGATCAGCGCCGACGTGGATGTCACCGTCTGCGCCCGAATTACTGCACTCACCGCCGTCCAGATAGATGTGCCCGCCGTCACGATCCACAGCGGCATCGTCATACGACGACCCGCCCACCAATTTTAGATCGTGGCCGTCTGCCGTATACGCGCCAACTTGATTTGCGGCGCATGGACGAACCACAAACGACCCTGACTGGATGCCCAGCAGCGGGCCTCCGCGCAATTCAAAATCAACCGCCGAATTGTAGCTGGTCAGGACTAGCATGCGCTTGTTTGCTTGCAAGCCAAACAGCATCGCCGCTTCCCCGTTCAGGAAGAAGCGCCAGCGGGGATCACCGTAGTAACCGCCGTCGATATAGCCGGGGAGCATTTCGACGTAATCGCCTGAATCAACTTTAATGGTCCCCGTGGCGGTCAGCGTGCCACCCACGTACATCAGACCGGCGTCACCAGTTGCGGCGCCTGACTGATGGAACAGGACCGTGCCGTCATAGCCTCCGGCAGGGCCGGCGGGGCCGGTTTCGCCAGTCGCGCCATCGGCGCCGTCAGCACCGGCTGGACCAGTCGCCCCGGTCGCGCCCGTGGCGCCAGCAGGCCCCGTGGCGCCGGTGGCTCCGGTTGCACCAGCCGGGCCAGTGGATCCGGCAGGCCCCGTGGCACCGGTGGCGCCAGTTGCCCCGGTAGCTCCGGCAGCACCAGCATTCCCCGTCGCTCCCGTTGCCCCCGTTGCGCCAGCGGGACCGGTTGCTCCAGTCGCACCGTTGCTGCCGTTGCTGCCAGTCGCGCCGGTCGGGCCAGTCGGTCCTGCTGGACCTGTGGCTCCGGTCGGTCCGGTAGCTCCTGACGCGCCGCCATCCACTGACGGCGATGCGTGTCCGGCGCTGATGAGGATCGAGCTGCCGCCAGACGGAAACGAGACAATAAAGCTCGTGGTGGTGGTTGGCACTGGGATGCTCATTCCACTGTCGCCTCGGCAGTGACGGCCCACTTGAAGTCGCGGGGCCGATAGACGTCTCCACCTGGGGAGGCGTACTCGATCTGCGCGATGCCCTTGGTCGCTCCGGCAATTATCGCCCTGCCCATCTCCGGGGTGATCTTCATCACCACCTTACCGATCGCCTCGGTGATGACGAACCCAACTTCCCACCCGTCAGGCGCTGGATCTTCGCTGGTGAGCGACAGCAGCGCTTCCGAGGCCTCGTCGGCTCGGAACTGGGTGCGGACGATGAAGTCGGTCATGTCCACCGGTGGCGCGTAGGCCAGCGTTGCGCTGCTGGCAACGTAGGCATCCTGCCCGCCGGTATTGAAATCGATGATCTCGAGGGTGTTGTCGTCGATGCGCTTGACCGGAACCGGGGTGTCCGGAGTCGTGTTGATCTCCGGGCCCTGTGCGTTCTCGATCCACACCGGAATAACAACCCCGTCGGGGATCCCGTGCGCGGTCACGGTCATTCGCGTCGGCCACCCCCTGGTGACGCTCGCGATAGCCTTGTGGACAAACGGAGAAGAGCACCAAAAGCTCGTGTTCTCGTACGTCTGCCCGGCCGCAAACTGGATCCTCTCAACGGGGATTGTCATCTCTCACCTCAAACGATGTCGCCGCGCAAGCGGCGCTTCTCTTCGGCAGAAAGGCGCTCGAACTGGGACTCGGTCAGGCGCTCCGGGTCCACCTCGCTGGCCCCGCCGCCGGCTCCCTTCGGACGTGGCGGAATGCGGCTCTCGGCATCGGCGTTGCGCTTCACGACCTCGGCCTTCTTGGCTTCCGTCGGGGTGACCGCGGGCGCCTTGGCTGGCCCTGCCTTCTTGCCCCACCCGTTCAGCTTGGCCACGCGATCGACTGCGAGCTTCAGCGCCTCCGTCGGAGACTTGCCGGCGGCGATGTGAGCGTCGCGGAACGCGCGCACGTCGGCGATTGCATCCTCGTCGGCGTCGGCGCCGGCCGGATTGAGCGCCGGGTACTTCTCCGTCAGCTCGGCGGCAGCCCGCTGGAACCGGGTCATCTCGGTCGCCTGGGCCTGCTGCTGCATCTCGCCGCGGACGCGCTTGGTTGCGCGCTCCTCGACCTCGGCCATCTGCACCGCGGTGATCTGCTTCCGGAGATCGCGCGCGGCCTTCAGGTCGCCCTCGAGGACCAGCGACACATAGCGCTCCTCGGCCTCGTCGATGTCGAGCGGCTTCGGGGCGTCTTTCGGCTCCGGCTTTTCTTTGGCGCTCGCGCCCTCGAGCCGCGCGAGTCGGTCGCGGAGTTCCCTGACCTCGTCGTTGACCTCGCGGAACCGCTGGTACGGAACTGAGTCCGGGCCTTTGGGCTTTGCCTTGGCCGGCTCCGGCTCCGGCTCGTCATCTCCGGCGGCCAGCGCCTCGAGCGCATCGGCGTCGTCCTTTTCACTGGCGATCTCGTCGCCGCGATCTTCGGCCTCGGCCTCGGCGCCATCGCCGCCCTTGTCGCCGTCATCCTCGCCGTCACCGGCGCCAATGGACAGCACATCATCGTCGTCTTCCCCACCACCGAACATGTTCATTGGTCTCATTCCTTCTCGGTTTCGCTGGCCTCATCGACCACTTGCTGCATGTCAGCCAGCCGCTGCTTGGCCAGCTTTCGTACGGCCTTCATTCGGGCCGGGTCTCGCTCGATCTGCTTGTACTGCTGGCAGATTCGAAGATCGTCTTCCACGCGCCACGAGTCTTCTGTGCGCGGTGAAACGAGTGATTTCTTGGCCATCTCACGCTCCGTTGCTTAAAAAAATGAAGGCTTGGCAATGGCCCGCGTCAGCGCCATCAGCCCGGTTTGCAGATCGGTTGCGCCGATGCTCACCCATCTCTGATCGAGCGCCGAATTCGCGCGCAGCTTGGAGATCAGCTCGCCCAACTCGGCGCCCTTGGCCTTCACTTCGTTCATTGCATCAATCTCGGACTGATCGAGTTCGCGATAGCCCGCGATCTTGCGATGTTGGTTTTCCATCACATACCTCCCTCAATGCCTGCTGCTACGCCCTCTACCGGCGACGGCATGTCGCGCGTCGGGTTGATCGGGGTGAGTGGATTGGTGTTCACTGCCGGCGGCGGTACCGGGCCTGCGCCAGCGATGCCGAGATCCGGGATCGGCGGCACCAGTGGCGGGCCGTCCTTGTCGATGTACCCGGCGCTGCCAAGGATGTCGTCGGCCAGCGGCGCAACCTGCGGCAGGGACGCGATGTTCTGCGCGGCCTCGGTGGCGCTGAAGATGCCCTCGACGTTCTTGACGACGGTCTCGGCTTGGGTCTTTTCGGCTTGCGCCTGGAGCAGCTTGACCTTTGCCTCGTCGAGCGGATTCGAGTCCGGCTTGGCGTTGTCCATGGCGTCGATGATGTCGGCCTTGTCGGTAAGGCTCGAGTACTTGACGACGTAGGAGTCTGGGATGTTGACGCCCTTTTCCTTCATGCCGAGAGCCTGCTGGAACTGCCCGTTCTCGTAGGTGATTGCGATCGGCACTTCGGCGATCACAACGCCGTACTCGCCAAGCGTCAGGTTGTTCAGGACCTGCCCGGTAGCCTCGTCAAGCTTGTTGATCTCGAACGCCTCGTCGTATTCCTTGCCCGTACGCTTGTCGATCTGGCGGATCTGCATCACCCGGTTGTCGTCGTAGAACGTCTGGATGATGTCGACCAAGCGGACGGCGACCATGTTGCGTGTGCGGGCGAGGTTGTCCAGCGGACGCGAGAGCTTCATCTGGGCGGCGAACTGGCGCGACTGAATGGCGATGCCGCTCATGTCGCCTTCGTCCTCGCCGAGCATTGCGTCCGGTATCGTCACGGACTGCATGTTCACCCGCGAGTGCTCGATGATCCGATCGAGGCCCGCCGGAACTGGCGTCGGCTGGATCTTCGCCGGCCACTTGTCCTTCGGCGTTGACTTCTTGATGACGAGCGTCAGCCCGGTCTGGGCTCCCTGCTCGCGCATCTGCTCTTCGCTGAGGTTGGTGATCGAGTCCTCTTCGTAAATCCAACCAGAGTTGGCCACCGAGTTTGCGATGTGCAGCAGGCTCGAGGTCGCCTTGTTGAAGGTTTCCTGGGGGCTGATCGCGTTGTCGACGAGGCCGCGGGTCTTGCCTCTGCGGAAGTGCGGGAAATAGGGGACGATCGTGAAGTGCTTGAACGGCGACCACGCATCGTGCAGCACGACGTCGCGGGTCGTTACGGTCCACCTCACGCGCTTCATCTTGCGGTCAATCAGCTGCGCGCCAAGCTTGACGATCTCCGCCAGCTTCTCCGGAGAGAACCCATCAACCACGCGCACATCGCCAGTCGGGAAGATGGCGCACTTGCACATCGTATAGACCCAGTACTGGCGGTCGATGACGCGAACTCGAGGCGTCGCCGCGTCGGTGCCGGCCAGCCACGAGTCGTACCCAGCGGTTCCGGTGTGCTCATCGCCGAACTTGTTGCGCCCCTCGTCCTGCGTGTCGTCGCCATGGTCGGCGTCGGATGGGCGATAGGCCTCAACGGCCAGACGCACCCTTGTGCCGTACAGCTGCTCGATGTCGTCGAGCGTCATCCAGCAGGTTGTGGTGACGTCGCCCCAATCGTCGGGGTCGTAGCTCTTGGCGTCCGGGTCCGGCATCACGTCAAGCGGGTCGAGCGGGCCTATGCTGGCCTCCGCGAGCATGCTGTCGTTGAACGAGACGCGGATATCGAGGTACCCGCGCTGTTGGATCAAGCCGTCCTCAAACAGATCGGTCTCGAGGTACTTGTACTTGTTGTTGTCCATGATCTGCTTGCAGACCTTGGACATGAGCTCCGACGACTCCTCGTTCGCGGACCCGCCGCGCGGGACAAACGTGAACTCGAGCCGGTTGTTGATCTGGTACCCGACTGCGGCGTTGATCGCCGGCATGATCTGGTTGATCTCAGCGACCGGTCTGCGCGCAGCCTCGACTACTGCGCGGTCCACGCGATCCCATTGCTCGCCGCCGCCTAGGTAGAACCGCTCGCACTTGCGCGCCTGGGAGCAATAAGTGCGATGGCCGCGCTGGCGGGCGTACTCATAGCGAGACCAGTTGTTGTCGACGATCTTGCGCTGGTCGGTTGCCTGCACCTCCGATTCGTCGGTCTGGTCGGTCTCGTCTAGGGTCATGCGGCCATGCTCGATCCGTGGTTCCGATCAGCGAGTATACGAGTCACCCTGTCCTCGCGATTGTGCTTCTGCTGGACGGGATACGCGAACGTCAGGGCGCCGGCGTCGCCCATGTCGGGTGACGACACGCCGCGCTTGCGCATGTCTTCCTTCTTCTCCAGCTTGACGCGCCCGAGGCTGTCGTAGCTGTACTGGGGCCCGATCAGCTCACCGTGGAACGCGTCATCGTCAGGGATTTCTGATGGCTCGTCGATCAGCCACTCGCGCATCTCGCCCCACATCTCGGCGCGCTTGTTGCTGTACTTGACGTCGTTGATGGGCTTGCCGCCGAAGTTCACGGCGGTGACGACGCGGCCGAAGTTGAGCTCCACGAGCCTGTCGTAGATGCCTGCCCCGAGGCCGCCGATGTCGATGAACACCTGATCCGGCTTCTCGTCCTTGATGATCCTGGCGACGACGCCGACGATGTGCATCGTGTCGCGCTTCTTGATGCGCTCTGGCTTGTACATCTTTCGGCCGCGCCGGCGGATGATTGCGGTGTCGTCGTCACCGAATCGCGACGGGTCGACGCCAACGATCAGCGCCGCGTCCTGCTCCGGGGCCTTCGTCTTGCGGGCGGTGACGACCAGCTTGGTTCCGATGTACGGGTCGGAGTCGACAGCCACGAAGGCCTCGGCCGCGGTGTTCGGGTACTCCTGCTGGAACCGCGTGTCGTCCCCGCTGAAGTCGTCGTTGATCTTCTTTCGGCGCCACGCGATCTGCTCGACATCGAGGTTGAAGGCCTCGGCCAACTTGTCCTCATCCTCGCTCATGCGGAACCCTGGCGCTGGCTTTGTTCGGTACTCGTCCTGCCAGAACCACGGCACGAAGATGTTCTCGTAGTCGGACTCTCCGCGCTCTGCCAGCTGCCACCGCTTGTGGAAGAAATTACCGATTCCATTCGCAGTTGTCTCGAGGATGACCTCGGAGCCCGGCGCTGTCGGCACCGCTTGGCCGATGCCGGTCATGTGGTCTTCCGGGTTTGGCCAGAACGCTGCCTCAGACCCGTGCAGGCGCTGGATCGTGCGGCTACGCCCGACGGCTTTGGAGCCCGCGGTGGCCACGCTGTACCCAGAATCCAGCTTCGCGAACGTCAGCTCCTTGGCGCTGTCGGTCTTGATCGCCGGCCTCACGACGTCTGGGCACTTCTCGTGGTAGCGAGAGACCATCCCGAACAGGTTGTCGGTGGCGTCCTGTAGATGCGTAAGGATCGCGACGTTGACGCCCTTGTTGCCCGTGGCGTGCCAGTAGAACCGGCCGGCGATGTAGGTCGACGCGCCCTGCTGGCGCCCCTTCAGGATCTGGGCGCGCACCATGCCCGTGCGGCGCAGCTGATCCTCGAGCCTGCTGTGGATGTATAGCTGCGCGCGATTGAGGATCAGCGGCTCGATGCCGCCGTCCTTAGTCTTGATCTTCAGGCAGACCCGGCAGTAGAACTCGAAATCGGTGCGCAGGCGCAGCAGGAACTCGTCGTTGGTCATACAGCAATACCCTCGATCAACTCCTCCCGGAACTTAGCGACAGGATCCGACTAGGTCGGATACCGTGTCTAGGATGGCCTTCTTCATATCTTCATCCATTTCGCACCTCGCAGGAGTTAAATGGTCCGTCGATGTAGCTCTTCAGGCGCGCAGCGTACTCCTCGTCGGTCTCCATGACGTAGTCGACATATGGGTACGTCGTGCTGACGATGATCGCCGTCGCCTGCCGCATCACCCGAAGGGCAGCGACCATCTCGCGCACTTGAGACTCTGTCATCTGCAAGACTGGCATCAGTACATCCACCTAAGGATCGGTCGCCGGCATCGGTAGCAGTAGTCGACGACAAAGGTCGACTTGCAGCAGTGGCAACGATACAGCCACCCGCCCTCGAGTCCGGCCCAGCTCCACTGGAACGGCGTCGAAAACCAGTGGCGCTTCCCGCAGCTCACAGTGACACTGCGCGCGTCGCGGCCCACGCCAGCACACCGATGTACGCCACCGTCGCAATCGCGACAGCAAGCCACGCCGCGGCCTCGAGGCGGGCCATGTCTGTGCCATACCGCCGGCGCTCTCGATCGAGCCACTTGTTCATTGTCTTCGCCATTCGGTACGGAGGACCGCGGGTCTCGGTGATGACTCCGTCTGGCTCGGCCCCGCGGTGAATCCACTTCCCGGTCCACGCGTCGCGCTGGATGCGAACCCAGTGCCGCGGGCGCGCGAAGATGAGCACCATGCCAAAGTCGGCGTCGAAGTAGCGCGGGAGCGAGAACGGAACGCGCCAGTGCCAGCAGAGCTCGATGTCGCGCTCGTTGCCGAATCGCCTGATGATCAGCCCCCGGCGGGGCCAGACGATCTCGTCGCCATCTACGATGTGAATCATTGGTCGGCCTCCTCTCGCATTATCCGAGCAAGCCACAGGAGGATCACTCCGGCGAGCGCCCATAGCTTGTCTTTAGTGTCCATATCACTTTCCCCTGGATTTTGCCATCACTTCTGCGCATACATTGTGGCACAGAGCCACGCTCGCCGGCAAGTTTCGCGCATCCCATGCCGCCTTGATTGCAGCGTTCAGGTCCACGAATAGAGACCGCGCCTCCGCCAACTCCGTCAGTAACTTCGCGATTTCTGCGTCGGCGCGGGCGGCTGCTTCTAGCACAAAGCCACGCTGACTGATCGTGTCAAAATGCGGCGACGCGAACACTTTGTTTACCTCATCCCGATAGCTCACTTTTGCGTCTCCATTGGGAGCATATAAAATCCCTGTGAGTGAAATGCAGCCAGTGCCGCATCGTTTCTGGCGGCAATACATCCGCCGTCAATCTGCCCACACGGCGCTAAGTCGCCAACCATGCACCCACAATCGCCGTATTCCTGAACAAGCCCGTCTGCACCGAGCAATTTAAGCTGAGACTCAACAAGCTCGATCACGTTCATTTCGGCTTCTCCGGCAGTGGAAACATCACGTCTCGGACGGCGGCGAACATTGCGCGGCCTGGATTCACGTTGTCCGCGCGGTGGTGATATTTGCACGTCATTTCATAGCACTCGGAATCCGTAGGCTCCCGCCACGCAGTCATCCCGAGCGTGGGGCCGAGTTCGCGTTGCCATGCGGTGAGATATGCCCGCGACTGGCGCTCCATCCAATCGCTGTCGTCGAAAATCTCCAACTCAATAGCGCGCAGGCGAACTTCTCGCGCCATCTCATCCGTCACCAACTCTGTTGATATTCTGCGCGCCGACTCAAGCTCGTCGAGCTTTTTGCGTGCATTTGCAAGCGGAACTTCGATCTGGCTAATCAATTGCGTGGCTCGCGCGATTAGCTCGGCACGACATAGGGCGTCGCGAATAACATCGTATGCGTTCATTTATGCGCCTTTGGGCGGGCGATTAGGAAATGGCGTGCGAAGTGCGCGGCCTCGTCATAGTCACCCTTTAACACGTCAAAGTGGTCCTTGCAATCGCGATTGGCGGCGAGTAGTGCGGCGTTCTCATCGCGCAGCAAATCCCGCTCCGCGCTAACTGCTGCGA